GGCTTCCACCACGAAGACGTGGCTGGGGATGAGGACGTGCTTCCCCTTGCCCTGCCCGTTCTTGATGCGGAGGCCGGACTTGAGGAGCTCCCACGCACCCCGCTTCTTGCCGAGGACGAGCAGATCACCCGGACGATATTCCCACACGCAACCGAAGCGGTCCGTGTAGGAGAAGGTGGAGGTCATGCGGAGGGCCTTGGTGGGCACGGCGTTGATCATGAAATCATCTTACCACTTCCGCCACGAACTTTGCACTACTTTTCAAGAATTTTTTCGTGAGGAGATTTCCTAGGTTCCAGCGAGGGTTGCAACTCCGGCCTGCTCATCCAGCAACCACAGCACGGTCGTGACGATGTCGTCCTCGGATTTCGAGACGGCCGTCAGCAACTCTTCGTCCTGATCCTCGGCGGAGGCCTCGAGGTCTACGAGCTTTTGCCACAGGACACCAGCCTCACGGTACTTGTCGAGAAGCGCAGCGATCACCGCCACCTTCTTCGCGTAGAAGGTCCGAGGTGACTCCACAGGAATCTGTCGACGCCGCCACGAGCGGATGTCGGCCACGAAGGCGTCCGGGTCGCCCACCTCGGTGTGACCGAGGGCGTACTCACGGAGGAGGCTGGGGGCCAGCGGCGACTCATCGAGGCGGTTCTCGAGGTTGCAGAAGGTGACGAATTGCATGCACTCGACGTAGTGTTCTTCTCGGGTCATGACTTCCTCAGGGGTGTGACAGTTGGGTCGTCAGCTCGGCGAGGCGACGGATGCCTTCGAGGGTGAGGGTGTAGGCACCCGGCTTCAGGCGATACCAGTAGGTCCGACGTTGGGTGACACAGTCAGGTCGGCCCCGCGGGGCGTGGTGGCTGACGCGGTTCGAGCTCGAGCCGAAGTTGCGACCCACGAAACCGTAGCCTCCGTAGCCTGACGTGTTCCACAGGTAGGTGAAGTGAAGATGGTTGGAGCCTCGCCATGCACGCAGCCCAGCGGCCACCTGCGAGGATTTGGCGATCGCTGCGGGGCTCGACGCGATGATGAGCAGGGCCGCATCGTGGTTGCTGATCTTGCCGACAGAGAGGTCGGTGACGTTGCTGTGACGAAGGGACGAGAGGAGGGAGGCGTCGATCATGTGTCTACCTTACCACGCCAGGAGGGGACTTTGCACTCAACCGAAGAGTTTGACGATGATGCAGAAGACCTGCAGGACGATCGACAGACCCATGATGGTGAGGGCGGGGCGGTACAGGAGCTCGGAGAGGCGGACGGACTTCATTCGTCCTCCTCGATGTCGAGGCCCATTGCCGCCATCGCGGCACGGTCCTTGGCGGCCTTGTACACCTCCACGTAGCGGAGGGCCACCTTCATGAGGTCCTCGGCCGCGTGCTCCTCCCGCTTGGAGCCGATGGCATCGGTGCCCTCCTCCTTGAGGGCGGACAGGCAATCGACGAGGTCATTGTATGTGTTCTCGAAACGACAGTAGGACATGTTAGGCATGATGAGATCCTATCACTTCGGAGTTGAAGTTTGCACGAGAGGGAGAATTATTCCGCCGCTTCGTCCACGGGGACGATGTACTTCCCTTCGACCTTGGCGAGCTTCTTCGTCACCGTCTTCGTGGTCACCGTGACCGTCTCCTCGAGGAAGATGTCGATGTCCGCGGCGGGGATGAGCGACGCGTCGCCGTACTGGACCCAGTGGTCGAGAATGAGATCACCCTTCTTGTTGATGTAGTGGTCTCGCGTGCGCTCGAAGCGGGTGCCCTTCTTTACGACGTTGTGGCCGTTGTGGGCCTCGTAGTGCCAGTCCTTGTTGAGGACGGCGATGATCTTGGTCGACTTCTTTTCGTTGTTCGTAACCATGATGTTACCCTATCACTTCAGGAGGGAACTTTTCACTTCGTTCAGCGCCACGGTCCGACCCTGGAAAAAGCCACGCGTGGCACGAGGTGAACGCGATTGGGATCGCCGGGCGGCACGAGGCGGTACACGGGCGCACCTCCGAAGAAGGACTGCTCCTTGCCCGTGACGACCCAACAACGGCCCTGATACTCGACGATGTCGCCGGACTTGATGTTCTTCATGATCTTACCTTACCACTTTGGAGTTGAAGTTTGCACCGCCTGCACCGCCTCAGAACAGCTTGCCGAGAGGGTATTCCACCACCTCTACGTAGCTGTCGCCGTCCGACCAGATGAGGACGTCATCGCCCATCCGCTCATAGGAGCAGTCGTCGGCGTTCCGAGCCGCCACGTGTGCCTCGGCGGCGGCTTCGGCCGCCTCCTCGGAGAGGTAGATGCCGCGGATGGAGTAGCCGTCGTAGCGGACGCCCTCGAGGATGACGTGAATGCGCTTGTTGTCCATGGTCTTACCTTATCACTTCGGTGACGAACTTTGCACTTTTCTCACGAATTTTTTCGTGAGGAGATTTCCTACACTTCGTCGTCGTCAAGCACCAGGAGGAGGCCGAAGTGAGCCATCCCCACCATGCCTCGCTGGAAGAGGACGCGGACGTAGTGATGGAGTATGGCACCGGGGTCGTCGGCGCCGAGTCCCAGGACGACCCCCATCTCCCCGTTGATGGCCGTGAAGGCCACATTGGCGAAGGAGAAGTGGGGTGACGCCGTGTAGACGTTGATGAATTCGTTGGCGGAGTTGACGACGACGAGGTCGCCTGTCTCCGGGCGTCGAGTCTTCAGAAGAGGCTTCAGGAAGTTTGGCACGACGAAATACGTATGTAGATCGTCGTCTTTTAATACGGCGGTGCCACCTCAGCGAGGAAGACGGTGTTGATCCACCCGGTGCCTCGAGGACAGAAGAGGCGGGCGAAACCGACGAGACCTCCGGCGTGAGGCCGCACCTCCAGGACGAGTCCCACCTCCTCGGAGGAGAAACGACCGACCACCTCGGCCCTGTGGACGGCAGGCTCCGTGTAGAGCAACTTCCCCTCCCCCACTCCTCGAGGATGCAGCGTCACCAGCGACCCCACCTGCATCAGTCGGCCTTCTCCAGGTAGTAGACGTTGAGCCACCCGAGACCGTCGGGTGTGAGGATCCTGGCGAACTCCTCCTCGGATGGTTGGCCCTCTCGGATCACGTCGACGACGAAACCCACCTGTCCTGCTGAGAAGGTGCCGACGACCCGGGACACGTAGTTGGGGGAGGGACCCTCGGACAGCTGGAAGGACTCGCACAACAGCTGGACGGCCATCCGCTCGAGGACGACGAAGTCTCCTGGGGACAGCTTCATCGACTCATCCCCAGCAGGAGGCCGAAGTCGTCGACGGGCTCCACCTCCCAGCGGTAGACGTCCCGGACGCCGGAGGAAAAGAGGACCCTCACCTTCGTGTAGACGTCGCTGTCTCCGTCGGAGTCCTCCAGCAGCATCCCCAGTTCCCCGGCGGCGGAGTCCTGCCATCCCACGATGTTGACGACGAGGTCACCGGCGCGCATGTAATAATGTATGCGATCGCCGGCGAATTTGTCATTGCCCGCCCGCGGGCCGGACGCAAGTTACTTTTTCGACCCCCGTTGAGGAGGGTGTGACGGTCGGTTTCCCGCCGGTCGACCACAGAGGCCGGTCGACCGGCGTCCAACCTGACCACATGCCTCCACTCAAGGACTTCGAGGCGGCAGTCTCGCCACTTCGTTGAGGTACTCCGTGACGTCGCCTTCGGTCAAGTGCCCCAGGACGTCGTCTGTCACAGGAGTGTCGTAGACGATGGAGTCTCCGAGGAGGACGGCCATCTCGTAGAGACCCGCAGACCCTCCGTAGGTGAAGTCGCCTCGGACGACGGAGGCCGTGTAGCCGTTGGGAAAGTTGAGGCGGGCGGCGATGCCGCCGCCACCGGATCGAGGCTTGAAGATGAGGTCGGCGAAGGTGTAACGGGTGTCGGTGGGTGGCATCAGGAATATTCCGGTAAAAGGGGACGGCTTCACTTGTCCATGGAACGTCGTAATTCTCCCAGGCGGACCAGGAGGGCCTCAGCGGACCTCCGGAGGCACCGGACCTCGTGCCACAGGGCGAGGCCACCGGCCAGGGCGGCGAAGGCCCCGACGTAGAGGATGACGCCGGTGATCGCCCAGGAGTTGTAGGCACCCGTGGGGGCAGGCAGGTCGTGGGGCGGCGGTTGCACCAGTTGGGACGGTGTGTCGTTCATGTCTCCAAGGTACACCGTCCCGGAGAGACTTTGCACTCCGCAAAATGAACGACGGCCCCGAAGGGCCGTCTTTTTTCAGGGTCGATGACTATCAGCGGCGGCGCGCCGCCATTTTCGCGCGGGCTCGCTCGGTGGAAGCGGCCTTCGCCGCCGAGTGGTCGGCGAACTCCTTCGCATGCTTCGCGACGTCGACGAGGTGCCCGAGTAGGGCGCCGACCACCATTCCCTTGAAGGCGGATCCGTCCATGATGATCTTGTCGTCCAACTGCAGGGAGCGGAGCTCCGTCCACGGGATGAGGCTCGGATCGTTCACCATCGCCATGATCCCCGCGGCGAGGACGCCTCCGGCTCCGCCAGTAACGGCCGCGACGTTCTTCGTGGCGGAGATGCCGCCTTTGTAGTAGTCAGCGACGCCTCGGGCGAGGCCGCCCACGTAGGACTCGTTGATGCCGGCGGCGGCGAGGATGGCAGCGGTGAGCTTCGGGTCGGACTTCAGTCTCGCGAGGATGTCATCGTAGTTGTCCTCCACCCAGTCGCCGGCGGAGGCCTCCAGCTCGGCGGAGTCGTCGCCGTCGGCGACGACCCTGCGGACTTCTTCTGCGATGATTCTGCGCAACTGTGAAATTCTGATCTTCATGTGACTCTCCGTACGGTTAAATGGTTAGGGTGGTATACCTGGCGAGTAGGTATACGGCAGGAAAAGAAAAACGGCCCCGGAAGGGCCGTTTCTCACAGGGCTTCCAGGAGGTCGAGGAGGGTCTCGAACTCCGCGGCGGGTCCGGCGTGCCGGCCGCCGCCACCGGCGGTCCCGCGGTTGCGGGACTCCATCTCCCGGTCGAAGGCCTCGCGGCCCACCTTCCCCGTCAGCTTCGGGTAGACGGTCGACAGGGAGGCCCAGCGGCGGTCGTCGAGGCGCTTGCCGTAGCCGGCCTCGAACTCCGCCCAACTCTTCGGGTCCGCGAAGGCGTCGTCCGGCGACGCCTTCTTCTTGCGTGGGGCCTGGGTCAGCGCCGCTTCCACTTCTTCTGCGATTATTGCACGCAGTTGGGTCGATGTCAGCTTCATTGTCGTTTCTCCTGTGATGCCCTGCGACTCCTTGGGTCCCTCGATGGCAGCGATCTGGGCCTCGGCCCCCGACTTGGAGGTGTGGCAGTTGCTGTGCGACTTGCCGGACTTGTCCTTGTAGGCGAGGACCCAGCTGCCGCTGCGGCCGTCGGAACGACGGCACTTGGACTTTCTGACTCTGTAAGGCATCGATGCCTAAGTATGCGGGAGGTCGGGAAACCGCAGGCGTTATTAGCGCCGTCGGGGACGTCCCAGCCGGTCCCGCCGTAGGCGGGCCTCCCTGGCGATCAGCATCGTTCCCAGGAAGGTCCGTACCTCCGGGATGCCCTCCATGGCAGCCACGGCGTCTCGGGCCGAGGAGTCGAGGAGGGGGTGATCACCCCCTCCGCGTCGTACAGGAACCGTCCGGTCTCCTCCAACTCGTGGAGGGCGGCGACGAGGTTGGCGAGGGTCGGGGCCGCTCGGTGGAGCTGTCGGGGGTCCACGGCGGCAGCGTCGGCGAGGTTGCTCATGGTTTCATCCTATCACCCCGACGAGGGGGGTTGCAATTCCCTGGGAAAAAATTCTCCCGGGGAATTTTCCGGGAAGCGGCCCTTCCAAGTGATCTCTCGGTGCCGGAAAGGGTCGGAAAGGGTCGCAGTCGTTCGTGGGTAGGGGGTGGCAGGTGCCGGAGAGTCTCCCGGGAATTTTTTGGGCGGGGCCTTAGCCCGCGCGCGCAGGCTTCTTCTACACAGTTTGCCCCCCGGGGGGCCCTGGGCCCTTGTAGCCCCCTATTTGGGCCCTTTTTTAGGGGGCGCCCCCTGGTCTCCTGTGACCCCCGTAGAGGGGGGCCCGCTGCCACCACAGCAGCCGTCCTGCGGGCCCCCCGCCGCCCCTCACATCCACCGGCTCCACCGCAGCAGGGCCTCGAAGGCAGCGGCGCCCAGGACGGCGAGGGCGACGCCACCTATCACCTGTTGCAGTACCTGTGAGTCTGTCATTTGCCGGGCGCTCGAGGCCGCTGAGACCAACCGAAGACGTACCCGATCGCCACGAGCCAGGCGGCGATGTTGAGGACGGTCGCTGCCTCTCCGAGCGTCATCACTTGGTCTCCTTGGCGGTTACCTTGGCGGCGAGCTCACGGCGGTAGCGGGCGGCGGAGACGTCCCAGATCGTGGCGAGGATCGGATAGAGGACGAGGCAGACGACGACGTTGATGCCGATCGCCTCGAAGAAAGTGTGGATCGTGATGGATTCGAGCATGCTGTTTCTCTCTTTCAAATGGGGACGTGACTGTCCCTTGTTGCGTCCCCGACACGATTCGAACGTGTGGCCTACGGTTTAGGAAACCGTTGCTCTATCCTGCTGAGCTACGAGGACGTGGTCACCGCCTCAACGACGGGAGCGGTAGTACTTCCACAGCGCCTTGCGGGCGTCGGGGTCCTCCACTCCGGCTCGGTGCAGCTTGTGGTCGAAGGAGTCGTGGAAGTCGGCGGAGGCATCCATCTGCAGGCGTTCGTGCAGGTCCCCGGTGATGCCGAGGTCTCCGGGGTCGAAGTCGGACTCCTGCAGCTTCTTGAAGAGGGCCGCGCCGAGGGACGCGACGGCTGCGCCGATGAGTAGCTTGCCTGTGGTGTTGACGTAGTAACCCATGCAGTGTCTTTCGTTGGTCTGATGTGGTGTGGTGCTCAGGGCGGGACTCGAACCCGCACGCTTTATGGGCAAGGGATTTTAAGTCCCCGTTGTCTACCGATTCCAACACCTGAGCGACTGCTCCCCCGAAGGGGAGGTGGTGTCAGGCTGCGCGGCGGCGTGGGTTACGACGCGGCAGCAGGATGGTCGTCACCGTGGCGTTCTGGGGATCAGCGTTGCTGCGGTCCTTCGGGCGCTTGTTGATGCTGGAGGCTGCGCACTGGGCACGCCTGGCGGAGCGGAAGACGAAGGACTCCCCGATCTTGCCCCACATGTTCGGGGTGCGGCCCGTGTAGGTGCGCTGGTTGAGGAACTTGCCATTCCAGGAGCGGACGACGTAGGCGGTGTAGTAGTGGAAGTTAGTGTCGGTCATGCGGTTTCTCTTCTTGGTTCTCTCCGCCCGGGATGGGAGGAGGAGGTGCATCGGCGGGATTCGAACCCGCGCCTCCCAATACGCTGGGGGCTCTCCAAGAGCTTCGATGCACTTCCGTTCGATGAGCGCCTCAGTCGAACGGCGACGATTTGGCGAGTTGGGGTGTGCGTACGATTTACCCCGCGGCGAGCCTCACGTCCTTTGCGTCCCCGGCACGATTCGAACGTGCGACCCACGGCTTAGAAGGCCGATGCTCTATCCAGCTGAGCTACGGGGACGTGTGGCGGGGCGTTCGTCACACCCCGATGATGATCAGACGGCCACAGCGAGGTCGGCGTCTGCGATGACCTTGAGGTCCGAGGTGAAGACGTAGACGTCCTTGCGGACACCTTCCACCTTGACGAAGGAGCGCAGCTTCTGCGACTTGACGACGGTGCCGACCTTGTTGGCGAACTTGGGGTCGCCGCCGATGATGCGGACCGTCGTGCCGACGGGAAGGGCGGCGCCTTCGGCCGCACGCTTCGTGGCCGACATGCGGATGTGCAGCTTCAGGTGCTCCGCGATGGTCGCCACCATGTGGCTGCCGTAGTTGCCGACGATCTCGGTGTAGAGCAGCTCCGCCTCGGAGGAGAGGGTCGGCAGCTTCGCACGGGCCTTCTCGACCTTCTTCATGTGCGCCGAACCCGGCGACGACTTGGCGGCAGCGCGGGTCGCCTCACGCTCGGCCTTCTTGGCCTCACGCTCGACCTTACGGGCGGCACGGGCAGCCTCGAGCTCCGCCATCTTGGCGGCCTTGGCTGCGGCACGCTCGGCCTTGGCGGCCTCCTTCGTCGGGTCGACGGTCTTGGCCTTCGGCTCCTTGGCGGCCTTCGGGGACTTGGCAGGCTTCTCCGCCTTGGGCTTCGGCTCCTTCTTGGCCTTGGGAGCAGGGGTTTCCTCGGTGAGGCCGGCGGCCTCCTTGGCGGCCTTGCGGGCCTTGGCAGCGGCGAGAGCCTTTTCGATTGCGGAGAGCTTCGTTTCGGTCATGGTCATTCCTCGGTTGTGAGCCCCTCGGGGGTGGCTCGTTGATCTTTGCTTATCTTACACCGCCACTCAGCGGCTTTACACTGGGTTGCGAATTATTTTCGCCGACGAACTTTGCACTCGGTCACTTTTTAATGATGACGCACTTGACGAAGAGGCAGCGGACGTCACCCGTAGCGGTCACGTTGGCGGCGGCGCTGCCAACGACGTAGAGGATGAGGGCCACGAGCGTCGCGATGTAGAAGTTGCGTTCCGTGATCATGTGATTACTATATCCTAAGGGGAGGCGACTTTGCACTGGATTGCTGTTGAAAGTAACTTTCAATAAACCGTGGCAATTGCCTGTTGAAAGTGTCTTTCAACAAGAAACTTGTGCAAAGTTCGAATCCGACCTGATAGATTAAGACCATACCTCATAGCGGCACGCCACGACGCCGCACCCAAGGTGGCACCAACCCTCGAAAGGATTCCCGCACATGGCGAAGATGACTCTCAACGTCGGCATCAAGGGCCTCAAGCGCGGCACCAACATCAACGACATCGAGGTGCCGAAGCAGCTGCGCGACCGCAAGAAGGTCGGCATCACGTGGTTCGACGACGCCCTCGGTGGTGACGGCCTCGTGCCGTCGTCCGTCATGATGCTGACCGGTACCCCCGGTGCCGGCAAGACGACGATGCTCCTGCAGCTCGCCAACGCCATCACCAAGGCGGGGCACATCTGCCTCTACAACACCGGCGAGGAATCCCTCCACCAGGTGAAGATGGTCGTCGAGCGTCTCGGCCTCCGTGAGGGCTTCGTCGTCGGCCAGGACACCCACGTCACGGACCTGTTGGCCCACGCCGACATGCTCCGCAAGGCCAACCCCGGCAAGCAGGTCTTCGTCCTCCAGGACTCCCTGCAGACTCTCAACGACGGCAAGTGGGGCGAGGCCACCAACTCCGTCACCCCGATGCGCTGCGCGGAGATGCTGACCGACTGGGCGAAGGCCACCTACGGCATCGTCATCTTCATCGGCCAGGTCAACAAGGACGGCGAATTCCAGGGCAAGAACGGCATCCTCCACGCCATCGACGTCCGCGGCTCCATCTACATCGACCAGTCCAAGAAGTCGGAGACCTACGGGGAGCGCATCTTCGAGGTCACCAAGAACCGCTTCGGCTGCTCCGGCCGTGCCTACATCCTCGGCATCCGCCGCGATGGTCTCTACGAAAAGGGTGAGATCGTCTGAGCCCAGTGCAAAGTTCCCTCCCCTCTTGATAGGATGATCACCATGAGCAACATCGACTTCGAGTCCCCGTCTGACATCGTCACCCAGGAAGCCCTCGACGCCGTCACCCGCAAGGCGGTGGCGAAGCCGGACATCACGAAGCTGCCCGACGCCATCGTCGGCGGTGTCGCTCAGTTCAAGGAGGGCGACAAGCTCGTCATCGAGCGCTACTCGACGTTCCTGGCAGGCAAGCCCTACCTCGACACGAAGACGTACCTCGTCGTTCGCCACGACGAGTTCACCGGTCGCATGCACCTCTTCGACGAGCAGCTGGACCAGAACGCCATCATGAACTGGAAGGAAGGCATCCGCTTCGGTACCGTCTTCAAGCTCGCCGTCGGAAAGGTGGACATCTCCACCAAGCGGAAGCGTGGCCGGCCCAAGAAGGAAGTGGTCGACGCTCCGCCTCCCTCCACCCCGACGGGCGAGAAGCGTGGTCGTGGTCGGCCGCCGGGTGCCAAGAACCGCCCCAAGGAGGTCATCGCGGCCGAGAAGGCGGCCATGAAGGTGAAGCGGGCGGAGAAGGCGAAGAAGCGGGCGACCAAGAAGAAGGTGTCCGTCGTCACGGTGGCGGCTCCTCCGAAGCCCACCAAGAAGGTGGCGAAGAAGCCGACCAAGAAGGTCGTCAAGGCGGCGTCGACGAAGGCCACCAAGGTGGCAGCGGCGGCTCCCAAGGCAAAGAAGACTGCAACCAAGAAGAAGGTGGTGAAGAAGCGATGAGCAGATACATGCCAGGTGACAGGGTGTTGTGGCGTGACCGACAGAACTACATGGTGTCAGGCGTCGTCCTCCGGGTGAGGATGGAGCCGGGAGGCGCCACGTATGAGGTCGACGTCAACGGCATGGTCGTACTCGCGGCTGAGGAAGACCTGCGGAGGAGCGGTGGTCCTCGCTGAGGAGGTGGTGTTGAAGCCACGCCTCCTGTTGGCGCACATGTACGGAGACGACCTCGACACCATCATCGGCGAGTTCGGTCCTGAAGACGTCGGTTACTCCCTCCCGGGACTCCGTCACCACCTGTGGCACACCTTCCAACGGGTGGTCACACGTGACGCCTGGGGGTGGGTGACCGTCGACGCATTCCAAGTCAGGGGAGCGGAGGGAAGCAAGTGAAACTACAGGAAGTGACTCAACTGGTACGGGAGGGGAGGGAGGGTCCGGATCGCGGCCTCTACCTGTTCCTCCACAGCAACGACACCGGCGCCACCATCTGGGACGCCAACACGAAACCGAAGGTGATCGCCTCCCCTGGGGAGTGGGTCGTCAAGGTGGGGAAGTACGAGGGGAGGGGACTGCAGCATCGACTCGCCTCCTACCTCAAGTGGACCAACGGCAGACAGAATGGGAATCCCTTCCTCTCCACCCTCCGACTGGCGTTGCTGCTGCCCCTCGACGACGTCTCCCTCCCCCACAAGCTCAATCCAGCGGCGGTGACCGAACCCTACTGGAACGGTCGGTGGTTCGACTGGCTGGAGGGGAAGGGATGGGTGACAGGGGGAGGGAAGCGAAGCGAGTACAGGACCCTGCTGCCTCTAGGGGAGGGAGAGCTGAAGAGCATCAGAGGGGAGGGGGAGAGCATAACGTCGGGCGTCTCCCTCCTGCTGGGGGCAGTCACCTGAACGCGGGAGACAAATGCAGAAAAGGCTCTCTCCCCGGGGAGGGGAGGAGCCAGAGGGTAGGGAGGATGATCCCGTCAGGGGGAGGGAGACACGACTGCTCCGTGGAGGAAGAGTCCCGCCTCAGGCTCGTAGCCGTAGAGGGAGAGGAGGTCTCCGTGGTGGGGAGGATCGGGGAAGAAGGTCTCACAGCCTCCCCACTCATCGACGGCGACGACGCCCCTCATGGTCCCGCAGAGGGGAAGGTCCGGGTGGGCGTAGGTGACGCGGCGTGGAGGCGTGGTGTTTGCCATGCTCTCAGTATATCAAAGGGGTGCGCAACATTGCACTGCATTTAATGCATTTGCTATTAGGCTAAGGCATGACCCGCTGTTACCCGCTGTTACCCGCTGTTGTACACCCACTGTTCCCCGTCTCCCCTCCCTCCGGGCCTCCCCTCTCCCCCTCCCCTTCCTACCCTGCGACTCCCCCGTGCCACTCTGAGGCACTTCCCGCCACTTCCCGCCACTCGGTGGATTCCCGAGAGTCACTGGGGAACACAGGACCTCCCCTCGTCGTCTGCCTATATCCACGTGTACACATCAGGCGAGTCGCTGCAGTGACATTTGACAGGATCTCCCTGGGACGACTGGAAGGATGCTGATGGGTGACAGTTGACGACCCCGCGGCTCCCTCCCTCTCCCCCTGCGCGTCTCCCCTCCTACGGGTCGTCTCCCCCTCTGTCCCTCCCTCATTTTCTGAAACTGTCTCCGCCTCCCACGTTAATGGAGTTTATTGCGACCGTGTAACCGTCGTTCCATTTGTCGGGAATATACGAGACGACTCCCATGGGATACCATGGTGGCATGAAATGCTCGATCCCTCTCCTCGTCCTCCTCCCTCTCCTCGTCCTCTCCTCCGCATGCGACCCGGGTCCTCGACGGCCCCGTCCCGAAGGTGCGTGTCCATCCGGACTCACCGACTGCGGTGGATGGTGCTCCGCCCTCGGGATCGACAACGCCAATTGTGGAGCCTGCGGGGTCGCCTGTCCCGACACCCACCAGTGCGTCGCAGGTCGGTGCGCGCCTCGGAGAGACGCCTCGTCCCCTCCCGTGCCTGCGCCTGCCCCTTCCGATGCGGCCGTCGCCCCTCCTGCCGGCCCAGGTTCGGTCGCCGAGGTCCTTCGATCTCCCTGCTCCGTCGACTCCCAGTGCCCGACTCCCTCCACCTGCGTCGTCGCCTTCTGTCAGCTTCCTGCAGGTCTCTGCACCACGAGGACGAGGAGCTGCGACGACTCCAATCCCGCGACCCTCGACGTCTGTGTCGACAAGGTAGGATGCGAGAACAAGCCCGAGCCTTCTCCCCTCAAGGTGGTAGACTCATGCAGGGACCTCCCGAAACAGATCGTCTGCGGTGCCGATGGGATTAACTACTACAACCCGTGCTCTGCGGTCGCCTCCGCGCAGGTTTCATACGCGGTCGCTCCCTGTCGCACTGCGAACGTCTACTGCTCTCCCTCCACGGCCACTTGCCTCAAGGGAACGGCATGCGTCGACGGACTCTGCAAGTCACGCTGAATCTCTCTGTGACGGTGGCGGTAACTCTTCGTTACATGTGTGTGATGGGCCTCTAACGTCGCAGTGACTCCCCTAGTTGGAGGCATGAGATTATTTGCGATCTTCCTCTCCACCCTCGTCGCCTCCGGATGTTGTCTCCCCATCCCGACATCTCGAGTCCCTTCCCTCTCCTCCGGCCCCGCCGTCCGGGTCGGCATCATCGGTGACTTTGGCAACCGCAGCGGCGTGGAGCGGTGGGCGGCCCGCGACATGGCGCTCAACGGTGTGGCACACGTCGCCACGGTGGGAGACAACGTGTATCCCTTCCCCCGCGACACCTCCACCTACGACACCCACGTGGGCGAGTTCTTCGGACGCTGGCTCGCCTCCCGCGACTTCCTCCCCGCGATCGGCAACCACGACTGGGACGGACCTCGTGAGTCTCAACCCTTCGAGTCGTTCTTCGGCGTCCCCCGCTACTACGACGTCACCCTCGGCAACGTCCACTTCTTCTTCCTCGACTCCGACGACCGTGAACCTGACGGAATCTCGTGGTCGTCCCGACAGGCTGAGTGGTTTCGAGAGAGGGTCGCTGCTTCACCCGACGACTGCTTCAGGTTCGTCTTCTTCCACCACCCCGCCGTCTCCACCAAGGTGGACCAGAGCGACTTCTGCATCGGTTGCGAGCCCGTCCCCGACATGGACTGGCCCTGGAGAGACTACGGAATCGACGGCGTCTTCTCGGGACACGCTCACTGGGCCGAGAGGTTCGAGCACCGCGGTGTGATGCACTGGACGGTCGGCAACACCACAGACGACCTCGACGGCATCGGCTTCCCCGTCGATGAACGGAATCGCTTCTTCGCCTCCAAGTCAGGTTACGTGATGATGGAGGTGTCTTCCGGTCGAGTGGACGTCGGATTCAGGTTCGTGAGAGAGCCGATCGTGAGAGACGTTGTCTCCATGACGAAGACGTGTCCTGTAAAATGAAGAAAGAAGCAGGATTTCTCCTGCCCCTCTCCACGAAGTTCCTCAGATCACGGCCTCGACGGATAGGCGCCGTTCCAACAGATGATGTAGTTGAGTCCTAGGGAAGGTTGACTGAGAGGCACCGGATTGGCGGTCCCCGTCACTGTTGAGAATCCGGTGGCCGGTGGGACGGTGGCGATGCACGTACCCGTCGACGTCTTCAACGGCAACTGCGCCGGAGTCAGCGTCGCAGTTTCTGCTCCCCACCTCTCTCCCAACTGATGGTTGGTTCCGAGTGTCGGACACGATCCCACCCCAACAGGGACCCTGCCGCGGAGATCGGGCAGGTTGAAGTTTGTATGACCGTCTCCCCCATAAGTGGTTCCCAGGAGGGAGTACAACGCGGCGTACTGCTGTATCGGGAGCGACTGCCCCCAGCAGAAGAACCATCCGTCCGGTGCGAAGTTGCCTGCGAATAACTTGATCGTTGCTATGAAGTCTTCCATGTTTCCGTTCTTTCTCTTTTGATCACTTCTTGAAAGTGGCCTTCAACGTCAGGTGCAGAGGCCACAGTAACGTCAGGTAGGCAACCGACAGGCCCTCGGCGACCACGTTGCTCTTCGAGGTTTCCCTCAACCATGTGAGGTAGCGGTTGTTCGTCTGTCCCATCATTTCTAAGGCGGCGGCGAGCCATGATACGATTCCGGCGAAGAGATAAGCCGCCGAGGCGGCGCCTATGGCGATTGTGAGTGCTGTCATGCCTCTAAGTATCGCCGTGGTTCACAGCATGCCCATCAACTGCTTCAGGGCCTCGTGGGACGTCATCTCCCCCTTGGCTCCCGTGGCAACGTAGTAGACGCAGGAGTCGAAGGACACCGGTCCGTATGAGATGACCTCATTCTGGGTGGCCACGTAGGACGGCATCCCCGACACGTTGCCCATCCCCTTGGGATTGACGATGAAGTCTCCTCCACTCTCGTCAGCCACGACGACTGCGAGGACCTCTCCTGCCTTCATGTACTTACGGGTGAGGATGTCCTTGTTGACCCACTTGGGATCCAGCTTCGTCGTCCAGGAGTGGATGCCGGTGGATCCCGAGTATCTTCCGCCCGGCGTCATGGTGCCTGGTCCTCCGCCAGTCGGCTCTCCGACAACGAGGGACTTGGGTCGCACTCCCAGGAAGGAGGCGAAGGCAGGAGCAGGCAACTCGGCGAGGAGGCGGTAGTAGGGACCGGGGGGAGGAGACAGCAGCTTCGAGTACTTGCCCTGAGATATCAGGTCGAGGATCTCTGGTGCGAATTCGCCGAGGGTGTACTCCTCGTTGTTGTAGTGGTCCTCAAGGGCCTTCAACAACGCGTCTTCTTCCGGTGTGTTAGGCTCCCGCTTCTTCGTCTTCAGGTCCTTGCGTTGTGGAGCGAAGAGGTACTCCCCGTACGGATCCGATGCGTCCGCCTGCGCCTCAGTAAGGACGTTTGCGATGTATTGACGAAGTAGCCTTTCGTTCATTCCCTTAATTATATGTTACAAGTAATATAGAATTTAGAAAGGCTTCTTGTTGTTTTCAGGAAGCTGAACATCCCAAGATGTACAGACGACACCTTCTTTGTTGATGTCTCCTCTGCACACCTTCTTGTCTGCAGGAGTCTTGTAATTTGAGGGAGGAGGCTGGATCTTGTTCTGCGGTTCTGCCATCATCACGACAGTTGCGCTGATCGACGTGACGATCCAGAAGAATACTATCATGACGGTGTTCATGACCTTAAATATAAGATCATTAATGATTTTACGAGGGAATTTGTTGTAATTTCTCACTCGCAGGTCAGGGTCTCTAAGGAGCAACTCATCTCGTGTGGACACACACATTCCACATTTCTCTTGTTGCCGCATGCATCCTCTATGTGGACTGCCACGCCGCACTCTAAGTGAACCGACTCACAGATCTCCTCGTCTGTCTCATCGAAGCACACCTTGTCAGTCATGCGAGACGTGATGATCACGATGAATGAGAAGACAGTGACAGCGAGGACGTATCTCATAGAACTACGTGCACTAGAAAGTTGACGAACAGCGCGGCATACGGAGATCCTTCTATTCCAAGTAATGAACCCAGAAGACCGAGGCTCGTCGCGACTCCCGCCACAATGATCCTCACTTGCTTGCGCCAGTGCTCATCTCGCATTTGATCGATCTTGCCGAGTTCGTATTCATCTTTAAGACGGTTGACTCCCACAACAATCATCGTTTGAGTGTCGTCTACATGCTTCTTGGAACTTCCCATCAGCATTCGCATAGAATTACGTATGCTCAGGTTTTAGAATTTCTGCCCTAATTAGACCATGGAGAGTCTAATGAGTGATCTAGAATTGAACAAAGAAACAACAGGACCAAATTTAACAGGTGAAGTCACACCTGAGATTGATGTATCTCTTTCAGGGCAGGTAATCGATGTACCGAATCTTTCTTGGGTGGATTTGAAACCTTCAGAGTTACAGCCTGGATGGGCCTTTAAGGAGGTCTTTGATGGCAACGGACTACTAAAGGAGCTCTATGTTTCCAACGAATCGCTTGGATTTGATCCAATTGACCTTGGAATTAACGCTGAACTCTTCGCCAACGGTGTTCGCTCCAAGTCGAGTGTGCACAACGTCTCTCGATCATCTTCAGATTCCTACGAACGATTGACACCTTCGGACACACCTGAATTTGAGCACAAGTTCTCTCTCAAGATGAAGCTCAATCCAGGAGAGAATCAAAGAGTGTTCGGATTTGCTGTAGAAGATGAGACCGGGAAGTTTAAGGGAGGAGTTAGCATCTATTTCAAGCTTGTTCTTCCAAAACTTCCAAAAGAAGAACTGATCAACTACACTATGAAGATTGGATTGACGTTAAACGGAAACATCCTACACTAAAGGAAAGAAGAGCGGAGACACTTATCCGCTCTTCTTTATATGATCTTCATGATGATTTTTTGGACTTTTCTATTCGCCGTCATATTCATAAGCAAATTCTTCTTCAGACGTCTGAGCGGGACTGTTGCTTACATGTCGATCACCTCGAACGGAGAAGAAATTTACAGAAGTAGAATAAGCAAAGACAAATGAGGTAATATATTCTCCATGCGCAAGACACTCTCTGTATTTCTCCTCTCGTCTCTCGTCTCATCAACATCATCAGCTGAGGTTCCTCTCCGCAATTGGTCGATTGGACTCGGTGCTGGTCCAACTATTGGGGCAGGATTCGTTGGAAGGTATGACTGGGAGTCGGGATTCGGTGTGCAAGCTGCAGCTCTTCCTTACTACACAGCGGACAATGCATTCATGGTGGAAGGCGTGTCAGGTCTCTACACGCTCGACAGGAATGCGCATGGAAGTGTCTACCTCTCATTCGGTGTGGTGGGATGGCACAGACTGACGACAGAATACATCTGGCCTGTGATCGAAGGCAAGGTGGATGAGAATGGTAATCCACTGCCCATGCCAAACGTAGATCCAACAAAGGTGAGGACCTGGACGAAGGGATTTGCTTCGGGACCTGGGATGGGTTTCCGGTTTAACTTCTTCGAGAACTACGTGTTCTCCATTGATCTTCCGGCCGCGATGGTATTCGAGGTGAAGGGTAGCAGGATCTTGTTCGACTCGTTCCGCCCGTGGCCCAACCTCGCGTTGATGTACAGCTTCTAATCAGTCGTCGTCGACGCCCCTGTTGTCGAGAGTGAATCTCATCGGTGCGTGGTCAGAAACCGCCGCGGCGCACACCTTGAAGTCACCTCCACACAGCTCCTTTACCATATCAATCCTCTCTGCGATTCCTTTCAATTCACGTGTGTACTTTGAATCGAGGAGGACGTGATCGTAAGGTGAAACATATCCTGTAGGACCCAATGAAGTGTTGGTAATTCCATCATCGATGAGTTTAAAGCCAAACTTCGGAAAGGATGCGAATCCTGGTGTGTTTCCTGCGCGATTGAAGTCACCTACAAGGATATAATCCTTCTCTGAGTCCATCCTTCTGAGGTTGTCGATGAGACCTGCGAGCGATGCTATCTCTTTGTCCCTTTGACCTACGTTGTTTCCGAACACGATGTGGGTTGTGACGAGGCAGAAGTCCACGTTAGATGCCTCCACACATGCCACAGCAGGCTCACGTGTCCACACATCAGTGGGATCTGGTACGACGTGCATGCTCTTGATCCGACCCGTGATGTTCCTTACGAGAATCCCGTACCTCTCGTAGTAACCCTTCTTTCCCACCTGTCCCGACACTGAGTAGGACCAACCTGGTAGCCTCTTGACGATCTCTTTCACGCCCTCCTCTGTCATCACCTCCTGGACTGCGACTACATCGAACTTCGACTCGATCAACTTAGCCACGAGGTCGTAGTTCTTCTTGCCGTTACCGAGGCGCTTGATATTCCAGGTGCCCACACGAACTGTGTCCTTTGGACCTGTGAGTGTCTCATATTCCCCTGCGGGGACGTGGGACGAGAGGAGGAGTGATGCGAGCAGTATTGCGAGTGTCTTCATTCCGTTAAGTATCTCAGTGTGATCTCCTTATCCACCATGAACCTGCAGCTGCGATCGGAAGCCCAACCCACGCACAGGAACTCAGCCAACTCTCAGGCGTCCAGTGAGAGAAACCTGTGACGAAGTTGAGGACCAACCACCCGAGAGTCCCGCCTGTGAAGGTGAGGACCGGAAAACTGAACGCACACAGGACGAGGTACAGGAAGGTGTCACGTATCGAGGGAAGGAACATGACAACCGCGAGGGACAGTGTGAGGATGAAGAGGAGTGCCATTGTGCCTCAGTTGAACATTGAGTCTATTTTAATCTTCAGCTTATCGATTTGATCGTACAGGTCGAGTGTCTTCGCCTGTTCCGATTTCTCGAGTGTCCGAAGACGAAACCACGTCCGGATGCCAAGAAGAGCCCCCGCTGTGGAGACAAAAGCAAATGCAACGAACCATGCCTTCATTAAACCGACATCAAACATCTTACACCTCACTTAGAAACGAGAAACTTCCATCCTAACCCTACCGAACCACCCATGGGAGAGTTGTTGAGCCCAGGTCTAAAGTTCACCGAAAGACTTGGGCCTCTCTCGAGTCCTGTCTCTGCGCCGAGAGTGACAATGGGAACGAGTGCGAAACCTGATGTATCACGATCAGAAGTGGCACCCACGTTGTAGTAGCCACCATACGGACCCACGGGACCCCACTTGGTCAAGTCGATCCGGCCTTGTTGGTAGATCACACTTCCTCCACCAGACACCGTCAGTGTCACACCGGGTACGTTGAATGACACTCCCAAAAGCGCAGGTGTTGACACATAGGTGGCTTTCTCGGAATATTTCTCCTCGCCCATCCAAGTGATCCGTCCGCCTGGGTATCTAATCGCGATCATTGTTCCACCGAGCGTCATGTCGGACTGACGGTGACCGATCACGAAACCTCCAAGAACGAACGCGTCTGCGATTCCAACGGAGTAGAACTTTTGGCGGAGACCGATTCCAAAGCGCCCGCTCGTCTCTCTCATGTTCTCTTGGGCGAGACCCGTTCCGTAATCCGAGGCACCCGACCAGAAGGCGCCGTTGAGGATGAGGTCTGTCTTCTTGTCGATCGGTAGTTCCACACCGAGAGCGAGAGAAGAGTTTCCCGTGTAGTATCCAAAGTTGACCGAGGCGCCGAACATCGTACTGTTGATGTCCACACTCTTCCAGGCTCCACCGCCCCAAAGAGTCACCTTCACTCCGCCTTCAGAACCGCGAGGCGTGAACTGAAGCATTCCCCCTTCCCACGACGCGATGCCTTTCTGGCTGTCCACGATCGGGTCGACAATATTCCTGTCGATCTCTGTCAGGATCCTGTCGAGACTGAGGCCTGCGCTTCGAGCAGCGAAGTCAATCAGGTCACAGTTCTTGCCGATGCAGGTAGCTCCACTCGCTGTTCCAGTGACCAGCGATCCCGCTGCAAGGAGAGCGAGAAGAGTGCGCATGAAATAAGTAAGGATGATCGTGAGAATAATTGAATCAAGATTGAAGTATTCTCAATTTTGAACTGTGGATTGTGTAGATCACGTTCTCGTGGAAAACCTTCCACAGATGAACATGTTCAGGATCTCTTTCGATGATGCAGCCAGAAATGTTTGAATTCCATACCTCGACCATCGCACCGATGTGAAGTCCTTCACCCCATCTCATTTTTCATTCCGTATTTTGCCGATAAGTTCACTGACTTTTATCTGCAGGAGATTCAGCTCTACAGCATGCTCGTGACGAAGTTCTTTTGATCTGAACTCTACAGAGAGACTCTGTATCTCGTCAGATATTTTCAAAAGCTTTATCCTCAGGTCCCTGGCGTCTGCTTCTCTCATCACACTAATTATCAGCACTCACAATTAGTCGACATTGTCCGGGTAAATTCCTCTGCAGCAGATGATATAATTTAAGCACAAAGATGGTTGAACTAGTTCTATGGGTCTACCTTCTCCCATAGACTTCATTTTTCTCCCTTTCGCAGACGAGACAACAAGTCTGTTGTATTCTTGATCGTCAGGGTCTCTGACAAGTTCAAAACTTCCGGATGTAGGCTGACCTACGTTGTCGGTGGTTTTTATTGGCATGTTGTCTATCTTGACAGACACCCTCTCGTCACCGAATATCTGACCGATCTGTCTCACGCTCAAATTGAATCCCTCCCCAGACCCGACGGGAACTCTGCCTCTGAGATCTGGTAACACAAACGTGGTTCGTCCGTTGCCTCCGTAGGTCGTTCCTATGATGGTGTAGAGGTCGGCGTACTCTCTTATCTTGAGACATCTGCCATCGCAGGGCAGCCAACCATCAGGATAGACATCTCCTGCAAATATTTTTATAGTACCAACTATGTCTTTTTTCTCGAATTTACGTGGCGTCTCTTGGTTGAAAGAGACGTTAATGTTGACATTCACGCCATTGTTTATGTTGTCCCCGGGAGACCTTCCCGCCACAAGAAGAGATCTGAAAGATCTTATCAGTCGAGCGAGAAAAAGACGCATGAGATACTCTATGTCTGAGATATTTTCTCAGAACACAAAAGACTCAGAGCCAGAGGAGCTACTTTAACAGATCAAATGCAGCAGCAACTAGAGCACCGGCCGAGATGACATCGCTTAACCAGTGATGATGTGCAAGAATCAACCACATTGCAACTACAGCCAATAGTATCCAAGCTGCAGGACTGTGCACCCCGAAGAGGACTGCGCCTGCGACCGCGAGCGTGTGGACCGAAGGATAGGCAAACTTCGTGAACATTCGCCCGATCTCGTCCCACAGGTTGCTCGGCTTTCTCTCCCAGATTGGGCTCCACCAGCGAGACGAGTCGGCAACTGCAGTGTCATAGATGTACGATCTTCCGTAGAGAAGTTTGAGGAGACCACCTGTGAGAAGAAGCGTCACGTACTTGACAGGAAATCCACCTCCCCAGAAAGGTTGCAGGAAGATCGATGAAACTGCGATCCAGAAGGGAGAACCGACCACGACAGAGTCGAGAGTACGAGTCAACTCGCTCTTGTCAATGAGTCTCTTTCCACCTCCGTTGTTCAATATTGTCTCGTGCACGAATGCATCGATTCCTAATATTGAGAAAACCGGCCCTACGGAAAGTGCCGCAGGTAAAAGTGTATACCATTTTGTAAAGATGCTCCAATCCACTTCAATCCTCCTTGCAACCGTTGATCTCTAGCTGAGCCTCGAGGCTCTCACGCTCTGCAGTCCAGTTGGGAAGTTGCCTCTCTAAGTACCCGGCGATGCTCTTCGTCAAACTCGTGGAATTATCATTCACAGCAGTGATATACGCCTTCGCGCCATCTATCTGCGTGTTTATCACCGACAATCTGGCATTTAAGAAAAAGCACGTAAGCGACCTGGCCATCTGCACCCAGGCTCCTGAAGCAATCTTCCACAACTCATTAAATATACTCATCGATCTTCCTCCCCGATTCTTGGTGGTCGAGGTAGGTCTCTCCTCGCGTCGTATTCCACGGGACCGACAGGCCCGAAATAGAAACCGTAATCCCTCACATTTCTGCAGTAATAGCCTAGACAGAACTCTCCTTGTGAGACCTCGCAGACGCTATCACAGTCACCGCAGTTCATGTTGTCTCGTGAGATGTCCACACATAAAGTCCCACATAAAACTCGAGGAGACTCACAGACAATAGGTTTTGGAGGAGGCCCGCTGTAAGATTGGCTGCTCGACTCGAACTCATCGAGTGGAGGAGATGAGCTACACGCGACCATAAAGAGCATTAGAACGAAGATCGACCGCATAAATTTAAGTATAACACGCAGAAAGAAGAAAGGCCACCGAAGTGGCCTTAATTCATCATGCTTGATCACCGATCAAGAAAACAGGCATCGAACTTAGCTGCTCCTGTATCTTCTTCGCCAAACCTTCGAGCGTATTATCGCCGCTTTCTGTGAACTCCTCAAAAGCCCGTTGCAAACAAATGTGGACGTCCACAATCCTGCAGCCGACCTTCTCAACATCGACCTGAGGTTGTTCCTGAATCTCTGACATATTATCTTCTTTCTCCCTTTCGGGCCTCAGAAGAATGTACGACAAATCTGCCTACATGTTTCACGTCTTCTTATTAGAGGACTGCCACGCCATGACCGGAACCATCTTCAAGGCCTTCGTGGCCATCTCGACGGTCTTCCACCACTCATCCAGTTCTTTCTGGCTCTGGACTTCGCCTGATGCGACGGCTTCCACAACAAGTGCTTGAAGCTTCTCGCGTACGATCTCTTTCTTCATGTAGGTCTCCGATGCACTCACCTTACCGCTCTTGAGTGCCTCAACAACGAATTCTCTCACAAGACCTTCTTCTTTCATCATGTCGATAAGTATGCGAGAACTTTATACACTGTAGATTCAGTGGTTACAATCTACACATGTCCGACTTAATCCATCTTAACGATCAGAACTTTGAAGAGTTTCTAAGGAGTTCCGATGTTCCTGTCCTTGTAGACTTCTCAGCCTCGTGGTGCGGTCCCTGCAAGATGCTCACACCCATCGTGGAAGGCCTCGCAACGGAGCTCGTTGGCAAGGCGCAGGTGTGCAAGGTGGACATCGATGATGCACCTCTCTCGGCCCAGAAGATGGGAGTGAGGGGAGTTCCCACGGTGATCGCCTTCAAGTCCGGTGAGAAGACTGGAACGGTGGTCGGTCTCACCTCGAAGGACAAGCTTCGTGCCTTGGTAGAGTGAGGCACAAATTGCGGCCATCACCTAGTGGTATGGTAGGAGGTTTCCAACCTCCCGTCGAAAGACATCGTCGGTTCG